TCCATGTCCAATCTTTGGAGTATTCACTATTAGGGTGTGAATAATGCCATGATGTTACGGCTTTTAAATCCTCAACGGATTCTCTAGCCACTTCTTTCAAAGATGCATCGATGACCTCATTCACTTCTTGCCCATACTTCACAAAAACTGCCGTAATTGCTTTGGAAACATCAAGAACACCGACTCTTCTTGATCTACTCATTGCCTTTTTTTAACTCGGTGTATAGTTCGATCTCATCAACAGAACGATTGTAGGTGCGATATATCGTGTATTGTTTATTGTTGTACTCGATAATCTTTTCACCTGTGTAATCAAATTGGAACATCGTGAATCTGTATTGAGGATTCAGTCCATTCCTACCACCTTCAAACCACTCTTGTGAAGTTACCGAAGTGACATTCACATAGACAGGATGCCTTGTTGTGGTTTTATCCATTGCACCGTACTCGTTCTTTGTATAAGACTCGACTACCAAATAGGCTAACTCCGATCTATTCATTGTTGCCCCAATTTGTATAGCCTGTTGCCATCTGCAACTGTGCCTTTTGTTCATCGTAACTCGATTTAATTCTGTCGCTTTTTTCTGCACCATCGGCATCACCGAAATGGTATTTACAGTATGTGCAGATGGCTCTAATGATTAACGGATCGGTAACGTTTTCTATTGTGTACTCGTTTACTCCGGCAATCTTCAAATCTAGCAGACAGGCTTTGATCAAATCTTGGATTTCACTATCAAAGGCATCGGTCACGATACGCAAGGCGAGTTTAACTTTTTGTAATATCGTGTTCATTCTTACTCCTTGTTAAAAGGCGAAGAATTACTTCCTCGCCTTTCTTGTTGTTTTCTGTGCTTTCTCTGGTGTTTCCCTGGTCTCAATCGGTTCGCAGAAATCCCTGATGAATTTCAACTGGTATTCTGTGACTTCGACTTCCGATCCGGCTAACACCTCGATAACACACGGCTTTGTGATTTTGACTCTCATGTTCTAATTAAGCAGCTTTGACAACTGCGAAGCCGTTCGGCTGAACGAGGTGCATAGATGCGAGGACTTTGCCAACGATCTTGACCAGATCATGTTCAGCATAGGTGTTTTCATCGATGATGTACTTGAAGTCATATCCGTCAGGGAAGTTGATTTCGACACCATTCAAGTCACCGACTAACAGACCAGTAACGGTGTTATTGAACAGAACTTCCATGCCGTTGAACGGATCTTCAATCTTCGCACCAGTAGTGGCACGAGCATTCATGATGGCTGCATAGTTTGCTTTAGAGATGATGACAACAGGGTTCTGTGCTTCATCGCTTAAACGAGCGAAACCGGCCATGACTGCGGTGTTGTCGATCGGATTGGTGACTTGAGCAGCCAGAGGTGATGCAGCGATTTCAGCAACGATGGCATTTTCCAATGCGAGACCGATCTGGTGTTCAAATTCGCTCAACAGATAATCGAGGAACGCTTCGCCTCTTAATGCGAGAACGGTATCGGAAACCTTGATCCACTTCTTGTAGTATTCGCTGATGAACTTGACGGAACCGAGAACTAAAGTCTCTTCAGCCGGAGCGGTTTCATCACCCTCTGTGTGCTTAACTGCACCAGTAGCGGACTGTTCAAACTGAACGGTGTAGTCACCCTTGATGAAGACCTGTCTTACTCTTGATAAGATCGGCAGATTTGCCCAATCGGTGCGAACTCTGTCGGAAACGTATTCAGGGATCTCAACTGTGCCTTCAGCGTGTTCAGAAAGCAGTTTTCTCATTTCTCTGTCATCGCCCTTGACTAATTCAGCAAAGGCATCGATGTACTCTTTTGAATTACGGAATTCTTTATCCATTGTGTTTTTCCTTTCCTCGGTCGGTACGACCTCAACTTCTTTGGCAGTCTTTAAGGCATCTGCCATTTCCTGTTTTCTCATTTCAACTTCTGCGAGGATCTCGGCTTTTCTTGCTTCCAGTTCTTCGACTTCCGTTGAAAGAGAATCGATGTCGGCATCTTCACTCTTCAGCAGTTCTTCGATTTCTGCCGATCTCGTTTCGATGTCTGCCATCTGCATTTCTTTGATTTCCATACTTATTCCTTTCTCAAGGTTTTGAGTTTTGCCAAAAGATTCTCCTTCTTCTCGTTCAACAACCTTGCTTCTTCTTCTGCTCTTGCTCTCTCCGTTTCCAGCTCTGCGATAACTCCATCGCAATGCTTACGAGCAGAGATGATCTCGGTGTTGTTGTTCTGTGGCAGACTTACGGCCGAAACATCATAGAGCTTCCCAATGGCATCGATGCTTCTAATGTATGCACCATCATTGAAAGACATATGATCCTTGGCAACCGTAAAGCCGAAACTCATCTTGTCTGTATAGCCACCTTTAATCTCTTC